ATATGACCAGCTTATATTAGAATTTTACCGTGATAACGAACCGACAAGTGGATGGGTACATTGTTGCTATTCTACAGATCACAATAGACATCAACCTCTTAGAGCAATGAGAGAAGATGGAAAGGTGATATACAAACCATGGCTAGAATAAAATGGCAATAACAAGAGGATCAATACCAGCTCAAATAGATGGCAAATTAAGAGGTGCTCGTGATGAAAAAAAGAAGAAAAGAAGAGTTATTAGAGCCATCAAAATCAAATCCAATCGCAAAAGTCGTAAGGTCTAGAACATTTAGACCGAAAGTGATACAATCAAAAAAGTTGTACAACCGCTCAAAGGAGAAAACATCTCTCAAAGTGGCCACTAAAGAAGGAGATTAAATGACTAAACTATGTCCTAGAGGCAAAGCTGCAGCTAAACGAAAATTCGCTGTGTATCCCTCAGCATATGCTAACGCCTATGCTAGTAAAATTTGTGCGGGTAAAATTAAAGATCCATCTGGTAAAAAGAAAAAAGATTGGGGTCCTAAGAAAGCTTCAAAAGGAGCTTCTATCAAAATTAATCAAGTTGCAAGTAAATTAGAAAAAGCATCTAAAGCACACGCAGCACAAGCTAAAACTTTAAGAACTATCAATGCTAAAGATGGTGAATATATAGGTTCATATGTTAAAGGAGATTTAGCTGGTAAAAAAGTTTCAAACAAATCATACATGCAATATTATAAAGGTATGATTGATGTCTAAACGTGGTTCATGCTGGGTTGGATACGAACAAAAGGGCATGAAGAAAAAAGGAAATAAAATGGTTCCTAATTGTGTTCCTGCAGGTATGAAAAAAGGTGGATTAAAAAAATGGTTTCAAGAAAAATGGGTAGATATATCTGCACCCAAAAAAGGAGGAGGGTATAAAGAATGTGGAAGAAAATCTGCAAGTGGTTCAAAACGAAAGTATCCAAAGTGCGTGCCTGCTGCCAAAGCAGCAAGGATGACAGACTCCCAGAGACGGAGTGCCGTTGCAAGAAAAAGAAGTAAAGCACAAGGTGTTGGTGGTAAACCAACAAACGTTAAAACAATATTAAAAAGAGACGTTGGTGGAGATGTTAATATGTATCCAAAAGGTAAGTTTTCCTTAAATTTTTTCGAAACAAAAGGAACTAAAGCCGATAAAGATGATAATTTAATTACTGTTATAAGAGATTCTAAAGCTAAGTTTAATCCTGAATTAAGTTATGATAAGATATATAAAAAATCAGAAGTAGGTATTGGTATTAACAAAGATAGAATTAGAATAGGATTTAAAAAGAGATTTTAATTATGGCAACATCAGGATCAACATCATTTAATTTAAACATAGATGAAATCATCGATGAAGGTTATGAAAGATGTGGACTAAGACCCATGGCTGGTTACGATTTAAAAACTGCCAGAAGATCTTTAAATTTATTATTTGCTGATTGGGGTAACAGAGGTATACACCTTTGGAAAGTTCAACTTAACGAACAAGCACTTACGGCTGGAACAGCAACATACTCAGTGGCTTCAAATGTAAACGATGTATTAGAAGCTTACATATCAACTACAGCTGCAGCCTCTGATGGGCCAAGCACACAAGATGTATCTCTTACAAAAATTGACAGATCTGCATATGCAGCTCTACCTAACAAATTGGCTACAGGACAACCATCGCAATATTATGTTGATAGACAAACTACACCAACAATTAGTTTGTATGTAGCTCCTGATGCAACAACTTACACAACACTTAAATTTTATACAATTAACAGAATTGAAGATGCTACGGCTTACAATGATCAACAAGCAGATGTAGCTTACAGATTTTTGCCATGTATGTGTGCAGGTCTTGCTTACTATTTATCTATGAAAAAAGCACCTGACAGAATACAGGCGATGAAACTTATTTATGAAGATGAATTGAAAAGGGCTTTGGAAGAAGATGGTCAGAGAACATCATTATATGTTTCTCCTCAATCGTACTTTCCAAATGTATCATAATGGCTAAATACGCAAACGGTAATAGATCATTAGCAATATCAGATAGAAGTGGACAAGCTTTTCCTTATGGTGAGATGGTCACAGAATGGAACGGATCATTTGTACATATATCTGAATACGAACCTAAACATCCTCAGATAAGAAGAAAGAAAGTTACAGCTGATGCTATTGCTTTACAAAAAGTTAGACCTCAAAGATTTCAACAACCTAGAACAGTTGCATTAAATGATGCCACATTAGCTGATTCTGGAGGTATTACAGTTGGTGTTGCAAATCTTACGTTACCTGGTGATTTTGCTTTTGAGACGTTTGATACAACAATTACAAGTAACGGAATAACTACATCACAACAATCTATGCAACCAAGAGATCCATCACTACAAAATAGAAGAAGAGAAGCTTCAACTATTGTGGGATCTGTAACAGTGAGTATATCATAATGGCAATAACACACTCAGCATTTTTAACACAAGTAAGAAACTACACAGAAGTTGATAGTAATGTTTTATCAGATTCAATTTTAGATCAATTCATAAGAAACGTAGAGTTAGATATTGCTGGTCAAGTTGATTATGACGATTTAAGAAAATATGCTACTTCTAATTTTACAGTGGGTAATCGTTATGTGTCTTTGCCTTCAGACGCTATAATTTTAAGGTCAGTGCAAGTTATTGATAGTTCAAATAACAGAACATTTTTAGAAAAAAGAGATACAAGCTTTATATCAGAATTTGCACCTAACGATTCAACTACGGGCACTCCAAAATATTTTGCTAGCTGGGAGGATAACGTTCAAACAGGTGCAGTGATTCTCGTGGCTCCTACTCCTGCTGCAGCAGACACTGTGCAAATAAATTATATTAAAGATCCACCACATTTTGATGCATCTACAAATACGTTTATTTCAACAAATCAAGAAGCTATGCTTTTGTATGGAGTATTAAAAGAGACATATGGATATTTGAAAGGACCTGAAGACCTATACAAATTGTATTCTGACAGGTATAATCAAAGCATACAAGCTTTTGGTCTACAGCAAATGGGTAGACGAAGAAGAGGAGAATACGACAGTGGAGTTCCTCGAATTAAAATACCTTCACCGTCACCATAAATTTATAAGGAGAAAACATGGCAATAACAACTAACGCAATATGCAACACTTTTAAAAAAGAACTTTTAGAAGCAACGCACAACTTTAAAACATCAGGTGGTGGAGGAAATACATTCAAATTAGCAATGTATACTAACGCTGCGACTTTGGGAAAATCAACAACATCATTTACAACTGGTAACGAAGTATCTTCATCAGGTTACACATCAGGCGGTAAAGCACTTGTAAACGTAGGAACATCTGTAGCTACAAACACAGCTATTACAGATTTTGATGATTTGTCTTTCACTGGTGTAACGTTAACAGCGAGAGGCGCTTTAATTTACAATGACACTGCAACTGGAGATCCAGCTGTAGCGGTTTTAGATTTCGGTGGAGACAAAACTGCAACGTCAGGAACATTTACAATTCAGTTCCCAGCGTTCACAACTTCTGCTGCAATTCTAAGAATAGCGTAAGGATTAAAATGATATGGCCACTGGATGGGGCAGAAAAAGTTGGGGCGAAGATAACTGGGGAGATCTAAGTGATACTCTCGTCTCAGTCAGTGGCATATCATTATCAAGTTCAATAGGTTCGGTATCAACTACCGCAAACGCAAATGTAACGCCAACAGGACAAACTTTAACTGCAACTAACGCAGGTGCGGTTGGAGGCACTTCTGTTGATTTAACTCTTACTGGTATTTCAGCAACAACATCCCCAGGTCAAGCAGTAGTTGGAATTGGTGTTCCTGTAACAACAGCAGGTTCTTTAAGCACTTCAGTAGGCACAGCTACTGTAGACGAATCGAAACTCACTGGTGAAGGTTGGGGTAGAGATGCATGGGGAAGTTTTGTTTGGGGAGATAACTATTCTGTAATAGCAACAGGTCAATCATTAACTTCAGCTCAAGGATCAGTAGTAGCTAAAGCTGATGTTGATGTATCAGTTACAGGTTTAGATTTATTAACAATTACACAAGGTTTAAATTCAATACAAATTGATAACAACGTATTTGTATTTGCATCAGAAGATCAATTAGATGCATCGCTAGGATCAACGTCTCAAACAGGATTGGCTAATGTAGGTGTAACTGGTAATTCAGCATCTACAAGTATAGGTCAAGTGGTTCCTGAACCTAAAATTCCTGTAGATGTAACAGGCGTATCATTGACAGCTTCATTAGGTACAATTTCACTTGAACAATCAACTAACGAAACAGCTACTGGACAATCGGCTACTATTTCACTAGGCACAGTAGATCCAGTGGCAGTTTACCCTGTAACAACAGCAGGATTATTAAATGCATCAGTTGGAAGTGTTGTAGCAACTGGTGCCGCTCTTGCTCCTGTAACAGGCATAGCCTTGACGGCAAATATTGGTTCGGTTAATATTACGGCATGGAGTGAAATTGATCCTGGTGTAAATAATACATGGACCCCAGTTGATAGAGCTGCATAATTTTGTTAAAATAGGAGACATATGACATCATCTTATACACCACTCGGTATAGAAAAAATGGTTACTGGCGAAAATGCCGGTACATGGGGAACAAAGACTAATGCAAACTTAGATCTGATTGCACAATTAACTGGTGGCTTTGCACAAGTTTCAATTGCTGGAGGAGCACAAACAACAGCATTAGATGTTGCTGACGGAGCTACAACTGGTACAGCTCAACAAAGATTTATTGAGTTCACAGGTACAATTACAGGAAATCAAATTGTAACAATTCCCAATGACGTAGAAACATTTTACATTTTAAAAAATTCAACAACAGGTTCTTTCACAGTAGAATTTAAATACGCAACAGGATCTGGTACCACATTTACTTTTGCAGCTACAAATAAAAAAACAGCAATAGTTCAGGCTTCAGCTTCACCAGACGCTACTAACCCAAATATTATAGAAGTTCAAACAGGCGGAGATGTTGTTGATGATACATCACCTCAACTTGGTGGTAACTTAGATGTTAATGGTAATTCTATTGTATCAGTTTCAAATGGTGATATTGCAATCACACCAGATGGTTCTGGTAATATAGTATTAGACGGATTAACTTTTCCAAATGCAGATGGTTCTGCAAACCAAGCTTTAGTTACAGACGGAGCAGGAAATTTATCTTTTGCAACGGCTGGAAGATTAGGAACAGTTAACTGGTGTTCAACTGCAAAAACAGCTCCATTTTCTGCAACAGATGGCGCAGGTTTTTTCGTTAACACAGCTGGAGGCGCGGTAACAGTTACTTTACCTAGCTCACCATCAGCTGGAGCTATAGTTTCAATTAAAGATTACAACAGAACATTTGGAACTAACAATGTAACACTAGATAGAAACGGATCAAAAATTAATAGTGTTTGTGAAAATGCAACATTATCTTCTAATGGTCAATCAATTTCCATGGTTTACGTAGATGCTACCAAAGGTTGGATTGACGTGAAAAACTGTCAAACATCTACAGCAGTTGGTGGTGCACAATTCGTAAATGCAACAGGTGGAACTATTTATGAGTGTGGTAATTTTAGAGTTCACCACTTTGCAAGTGACGGAACTTTCACTGTCACAAACGCTGGTAACCCATCAGGATCATCTTCAGTAGATTATTTAGTAGTAGCAGGTGGTGGTGGAACAGGTCCAAGTAATCAAGGTGGTGGCGGAGGTGGATTTAGATTTTCTGCTTCTACTTATTGTATGCCTGTTTGTGCACCTTCTTATCCAAATTTCGCACCAGCAGGTGTACCTGTTTCAGTTACAGCCTATCCAGTAGCTGTAGGTGGTGGAGGAGGTCCAGGTGTATGTGGATCAAATTCAATTTTTAGTACAATCACTTCAGCAGGTGGTGGAAAAGGTGCATCTTGTGGCGGTTCAGGTGGAGGTGGACCAGGAGGTCCAGGACCAGGTGGCCAAGGAAATACACCACCAGTATCACCACCTCAAGGAAATCCAGGGGGTGGAAGCAATCATCCTGCGGGTAAAGGCGGAGGCGGTGGTGGAGGACCAGCTCCAGCAGGAATTGGTATTTCATCTTCTCCAGGCGGTAGACCAGGTTCAGGTGGACAGGGTGGTGGATTATGTACATCATTTAAATTAACATCTCCTTTTTTAGGAGAAGCAGTAGGAAGTCCAGTAGCTTACTATTATTTTTCTGGTGGTGGAGCAGGAACAGGACCTCAACCAGCAGGTGGTGGACCAACAGGAACAGGTGGATTTGGCGGAGGTGGAAATGCTCCAGCTAACCAAACAGCTTCATCAGGAGATACAAACACAGGTGGAGGAGCAGGTGCTCCTGGACAATCTGGTGGATCTGGTTATGTTGTAATAAGATACAAATTTCAATAGGAGTGATATTATGGCACATTATGCAAAATTAGGAATAAATAGTAAAGTTATAGCAGTACACGTTATAGCTGATTCAGACTGTCAAAATGCTGATGGTATTGAAGATGAAGAAGTAGGAAGACAGTTTTTGGAAAGAATCCATAACTGGCCTTTATGGAAAAAAACATCTTACAATACATCTGGCGGACAACACAAAACAGGCGGAACACCTTTAAGAGGTAACTACGCAGGTATAGGTATGACCTATGATGAAGATAACGATATCTTTATTTATCCAAAACCATACCCAAGCTGGGTTTTAGATATTTCTACAGCCACTTGGAAATCTCCTGTAGGCGATGCACCTGCATTAACTGCAGAACAAGAGGCTCAAAATTCTTCAGGAACAGTAGATACACCTCCAACAAATGATTGGATCTATATCTGGAATGAAGATGGCCAATCTTGGGATCTTGTTGATCAACTAGCTTAATCCACTTGACATTATTATTGGGGTTAATTACATACTAGGTAGGTATGCAAAAGAAAGTATTAACAGAAGTTGATTTATATCACGGTGAAGTTGATATGCCTAAAGGTTTCGAAATCGACCGAGATGAGATTAGAAATAACATTATAGAATCATACGCACAACAAAAAAGAAACCATGACAATCCAAGAGCTTATGCTTTTGATGATTATCAAGTTACCTATACACCTGCTTTAAGTCATCTCTGTGATTATATAAGAGATCATTGGCGAGCGGAATATGGTAAAACTTTAATTGTCAAAAATATTTTTGGTAACGTAATGAAACCACAAGAAAAATCATGGACAAGAAATCAAGTAGAACCTGTCGATTTAAAAAACTCCCCTGATTATACATTAATTTATGGTGTAGATGTAAAAGATGCCTCTTCCAACTGTGTTGTAGAGTATGATAATAATAGAAGAAAAAATAGAAGCTGGCACATGCCTATAAAAAATAATAATTTTTTTATGTTCCCTGCTTGTAATAAATATTATTTTACACCTAACCTTTCAAAAGGTTTAAATGTAATTTTGACAGTAAACTATGAATTTGTCTAATTATTATTGGTATTTTGAATCTGCTGTTCCTCATAAAATTTGTGATGACATTGTTAGATATGGTCAATTATTAAAAGATAGAGAAATTACTGCAATTACAGGTCATTACGGTAGAGATAGAGATTTAAAAAAGAATCCGTTAAATAAAGAAGAAATAAAAGACTTACAAAAGAAAAGAGATTCTAATGTAGTTTGGATGGATGATCCTTGGATTTATAAAGAGATTTCACCTTACGTTCATATGGCAAACAAAAACGCAGAATGGAATTATCAGTGGGATTATTCAGAGCCTTGTCAATTTACGATATATAGAAAAGGACAGTATTATGATTGGCATTGTGATAGTTGGGATAAGCCTTATGTTAGAAAGGATAATACAAACGGTAAAATCAGGAAACTATCTGTTACAGTAAGTTTGACAGATCCTAAAGATTACAAAGGTGGTGAGTTAGAATTTGATTTTAGAAACGAAGACCCTGGTCCTGCTAAAATAAAGACTTGCACGGAGATATTACCTAAAGGCTCTCTAGTTGTATTTCCCTCATTTGTATGGCATAGAGTTAAACCAGTAACGAAAGGAATAAGGCATAGTCTAGTAATATGGAATCTAGGGTGGCCTTTTAAATAATAATATGAAAAATATAAAACAAGGCGGAAGCCATTCACAAAAAAAAGCAGAGGGACATGTAGACTTTAAATCACAATTTTATTTTCAAACTCCTGTGTGGACTGGCGAAGCACCATTATTTTTAAATAATGCAATTAAGGTTACGGATAAATATATAAAGCGTGCTGAAAAATTATTAAAGGATAAACTAAAAAATGAACCTAAATGGAGAAAGAAACTAGGAACGTTTGGATTATCTAAACATAGTGAAACATTTTCACAAGATGTAGATATAAGAGATCTTGTTGTTTTTATAGGACAGCGAGCTTATGATTTTTTAGATTGGCAAGGTTTTGATTTAAGAAACCATAGTTTACACTTTACAGAATTTTGGGTTCAAGAGTTCAGTGAAAAAGGTGGTGGTCACCACTCTACACACGTTCATTGGAATCAACACGTATCAGGATTTTATTTTTTAAAATGCAGCGATAAAACATCTTATCCTATTTTTCATGAACCTAGATCAGCTGCAGAAATGACTAAACTACCTTTCAAAAATGTAGAACAAATTTCTATGGGTACGAGTCAAGTCCACTATAAACCACAACCAGGCACTATGATTTTATTTCCAGGATATGTACCACATGAGTTTGCTTTAGATCCAGGTTTAGAGCCATTTAGATTTATTCACTTTAATATTAAAGCTGTAGAAACAGCTATATCTAAGAAAGTAAGTAATAAACCAAAATGAACTTAGATAATATTTTTTATAAAAAAAATTTAAGTTGGACTAACAATTTTGTAAAAGATAACATTAAGAACATAGAAAAAAATTATTCTATGTATCCAAATAGAAATAGGTGGAATTGTGATTGTCATGTCATACACGATAATGATGAAAATGTATATTTTATAGACTATTTATTTTTACGTAAAAAATATGAAGAATTATCTCAAGAGGTTTGTAAAAAATATAATATTAAAAATTATCATTTGAGTGATATTTGGTATAGCTATTACAAAAGTAACCAATACCAAGAACCACATATTCATGAAGGTAATGGTGGTTTGACTGCTGTGCATTATTTATTATATGATGCTAAGAGTCATTCGGTAACTCATTTTACAGATGAAAAAATTGAGTCGCCTAAAATTAGACAAGGAGACATTTTATTTTTTCCTTGTGACTTAGAACATTATGTTCCTTATAATAAGACTAATGTGCCTAGATTGACTGTGGCTTTTACAATAACTAAAAAGGATTAGTATGAGTTTTAAAAAGAAAAAATATACAGTTTTAAAAAATGCAATATCACATGATCTTGCTTTATTTGTTTATAATTATTTTTTAATGAAAAGGAGAGTAGCAAGAACAATGAGAGATACAAAGTTTATTTCACAGTTTTCAGAAGAATGGGGCACATGGGAGGACGAGCAAGTCCCAAATACTTATTCTCATTATTCAGATGTAGCAATGGAAACACTACTATTGAAAGTACAACCAGCTATGGAAAAACACACAGGATTAAAATTAACTCCAACCTATTCTTATGCAAGAATATATAAAACAGGTGATGTCTTACATAGACACAAAGATAGATTTAGTTGTGAAATATCTACAACGTTAAACCTTGGTGGCGATCCATGGCCTATCTTCTTAAACCCTAATCCTAAAGCAGGAAATGTAAGTGGACCTATTGGGGGAAAATATGGAACACAAAAATACCATGCTACTAACGATAAAGGTGTAAGAATTAATTTAAAACCAGGAGATATGTTAATTTATTCTGGTTGTGAATTAGAGCATTGGAGAGAAGAATTTCAGGGCACAGATTGCGGTCAAGTTTTCTTACATTATAATAAAGTTTCCAAAAAAGCTGATCAAAATATGTTTGATCAAAGACAACATTTAGGATTACCCGCTTGGTATAAAAGAAGAATGAACTAAATTTACAAGTCGCTAGGATGTTTATAAATACCCTCACTAATGATATACTCCTAATATGCCTTTAGCAAAAGTAAATATAGCACCAGGATTTGACAAACAATCTACACCCTCAGATGCAGAGGGTCGTTGGGTAGATGGTGATAATGTAAGATTTAGATATGGAGAACCTGAAAAGATAGGTGGATGGCAAGCATTAGTTAACAAAGAATTAGTAGGAGCAGCTAGAGCTCAACACGTTTGGGCAAATACCGATGGTAAAAGATATGCTGCTATTGGCACAGATAAAGTTTTAGTCATTTATTTCGATGGTGCCTTTTATGATATTACACCATTAGACACAGACAATTACTCAACAGGCTCAAATATAACAACAATCAACGGATCAGCGACAGTTACAATCACTACTACCGGACCGCACAATCTTACAGTTGGAGATATTATTACTTTCGCAAACGCAGGATCTTTTGGTGCTGATACAGATTACACTGCAGCAGATTTCGATGATAAATTATTTGAAGTTCAAACCGTTCCTACAATTACAACTTTTACCATTACAATGCCCACAGCTGAAACAGGAGCAGGAGAAACTAATGATGGTACACTTGATGTTAGACCTTACGTACCAGTAGGACCTTTAAACCAAACAGTAGGCTATGGTTGGGGCACATATTTATTTGGTGGTCGAACAGTTGCCCAAACGACAACTACAATGAACAATGCTGGTAATATGTTAGTTGGTGATACTTCAGTAATTCTAACAGACTCTTCTATTTTTCCTGCATCGGGTAAAATTAGAATTGGTTCTGAAGACATGGAATACACAACAAACACCACTGGCACAAACACAATCAGTGGAATCACACGAGGTATTAACGGGACTACAGCAGCGGAACACACTGACGGATCTACAGTCACAAATATTACTGATTATATAGGATGGGGTGATGCATCTACATCAAGCACCGTAACAATTGATCCTGCAAATTGGTCTTTGGATAATTTTGGTAACTTGTTGATTGCAACAATACATAATGGTGAAACTTTTACTTGGGATGCTTCACTTACAAACGCTTTACAAACTAGAGCAACAATTGGATCAGGTATGCCAACTAAATCTGTAATGACGATAGTTTCAGACAGAGATAGACATTTATTTCACTTAGGAACAGAAACAACAATTGGAACTGCAACGACTCAAGATAAAATGTTTATAAGATTTTCAGATCAAGAAAGCACAAGCGACTACGCACCAACATCAACGAACACCGCAGGAACATTTAGATTAGATGATGGAACACAAATTATAGGTGCCTTTAAAGGTAAAGATTATATTTTAGTTTTAACTGATACAGCAGCATATGAAATGCAATTTGTTGGACCACCTTTTACATTTTCAATAAGAAAAGTAGGTTCTAATAATGGACTTATGGGTCAACACGCAGGAGTCTTTGCAAATGGTGCAGTATATTGGATGGGTAAAACAGGTGGATTTTATGTTTATGATGGAACAGTAAAATCATTACCTTGTCTTGTAGAAGATTTTGTATTCACAACTGACGGTAATAATCCTGGAATTAATTATGATTCAGGGCAATTGGTTTATGGTGGTATTAATGAGTTGTACTCGGAGATAAATTGGTTTTATCCAACAAGTGGTTCTGATGTGGTTAATAGGGTAGTTACTTATAATTTTGATGAAGGAGCTTGGACAACTGGAACTTTAGATAGGTCTACTTGGGTAGGATCCACAGTTTATGAACAACCTTATGCAACAGATTACAATGCTTCTAATACACCAACTTTCCCAGTTGTAAGTGGAGTATCTAATGGTGCTTCGATATACTATGCGCATGAAATTGGAGTAAATCAACAAAATGGTGATGGTACTCAAACTGCAATTACTTCTTTTATTAAATCAGGTGAATTTGATTTGAATGGAAGACAGGGTGTTCCTGGTGATGGTGAGTTTTTAATGAGTATGAGTAGATTTGTCCCTGATTTTAAAAGAATTAGTGGTAATGCAAAAGTAACTATATTTTTAAATTCATTTCCACAGACAACACAAGCATCAAGTCCTCTTGGGCCTTTTACTGTTAATAGTACAACAACTAAAGTAAATACAAGAGCTAGAGCTAGATTTGCAGCTGTACAAATAGAAAACGAAAACTTAGATGAAAGTTGGAGATATGGCACATTTAGGTTTGATGTAAGGGTTGATGGAAGAAGATAATGGCAAAAATAACTATACAAATACCTGAACCAAAACCTGAGTATTCACAAGAAGATCAAAGACAAATACTTCAAGCATTTAGAACTCTTCAATCTCAGTTGAATTTCTCATATGAGAATGATATAAAAAACAAACAGGATACATTTACTTATTTTTTATCATGACAATACAATATAAAAGCGAAACTTTCGATTTAACGACAACAAACATTACGACAGTTTTAACATGTCCTTCTGATGCAACAATATTAGTTAAATCATTTCAAGCATCTCATCAAACTGCAAGTAACGTAGATGTTGATGCATATTTACAAAAGTCTGGTGGGTCGAATGTAGAAATAAGTCATGCACAACTTAATAAAAATTTTACTAATATGGTCAGTGATACATTAAACATGGAAGCATCTGATGTTCTCAAGATACAAGCCGATACTGCAGATGCAATTACTGGTGTTGTGAGTTATGCATTACTAGACAGATCTCAAGAGAATGGCTAAGAAGAAATCAATCTTTGGTGTAAATAATTATCACAAACGTACGCCTAAAAAGCGTCCTGGTGTGCACACTAAAAATAAGAATAAAAGAAAACCACATCGAAAGAAATATCGTGGACAGGGTAGATAATTTAGTATATTAAAAACACATGGCTGTTTATCAAAAAATAAAATGCGAAACCAAAACTATCTATAGAAGTATAAAAACAGGTGAAAGATACGAAACAGAAGAAGCTTTCTTAGCTAACCATTCTAAAGAAGATCTAGCTACTGATGTTGAAGTAATGGTTCCTGATCTTCCTATATTTAGCAAAACTCAAAAATGAATCCACAAGGCGGAACTGAATTACAATATAAATTTCTACAGGATAATGTAGAAAAATCTTTATTAGAACAATTTCAAATCTGTTTATCTGTTCCTGGTAAAGTTCCTTTATCTGCAAATAAAATAAATATACTTTGGCAAAAAAATTCTTGGGATCAACCACCTTTACAAGCATTTTTTAAAGATAAATCAAGACATAAAGAATATGACTATTATGTTTTTAACAGTCATTGGAATTATGAAAATTTTAGAAAAATTTTTGAGATACCTTGTGAAAGATGCACTGTGATAAAAAATGGTATACCAGATATAAAACAAAGAAAAGCTGAACAAAAGAAAGATAAAATAAAACTTATATACCATCCTACACCTTGGAGAGGATTATCTATTTTACTTGGTGCGATGCAATTAGTTAAAAATCCTAATATTGAATTGGATGTTTATAGTAGCACTAAAGTTTATGGATCTGAGTTTGAAAAACAAAACGATGATCAATATAAAGAATTATATGAACAAGCTAAAAGTTTACCTAACG